TGGCGAAGCAGTAAAAATAACATCTGTTCCTAAGTCACTAAAAAAGCATTTGGAAAGTGCAGAGCCTAAAAAATCAAAAAAGGAAGTTAAATAATGGCGACTAATTTTCAACCTCGCGGTGATGTAAAAGTAATTATGGGTAGTGGTGCTAAAGCATTAGGTACTGCACACGCTGCTGATGACACATGGAATGAATTGCAAGTAGTAGACTACAATATCGAGCATGCAAGCGCACCTGTTGAAGTTGCACCATCACGCAGTGGTATTTATGGTCAAGTAGAATCACAAGGTCATCACAGACCAGATACACAAATTTATGAAGTAACTTTAACAATGCGAGGAACACCAACAGCAGTGTTAAAAAGTTGCTTAGCTCTTTTTGGTGATGGAGCAAGTGCATGCGAACTTACTAGTGCAAGTAACACTGGCTCAATGAAAGATGGTGTTTCTAATGCAAGTCAAGTCACACTTTTATTTGCAAATGCTGGTTCTGATTCATCAGAATCACCAGCAAATGACGATGTAGTTATGGCAGGTTGTTTAGCTACTCAAATGGTCATAAGAGAAGATGTAGGAACTAATGGTGGTGAAATGGTTGTAGAAACTACATTTATCAGCGCATATCAACCAGTTGAAACAGTACTAACTCCAAGTAGTACGCCAACTTTGGATGAAGCTGCACCAAAGAATATTTTTAATTTGAACTCATCTACATTAGATAGTGAACCATTAGTATTAAATAATTTTGAAATAACTATATCTAGACCGCTTGCAAGAGTGCATCATCAAAATACAACTGATTATAAACCATTTGGTTATGTGCAAACAGGACCATATGAAGTAACTGGATCAATTACTGCAAAGCGTGATGACTCCATACATGATTTAATAGCTCATATAAAAGGTGATAGCGCAGGGATTGCATTGTCTATTGCAGAATCAAGTGGTTTAACAATATCATTACCAGATGTGATGATAGATAATTCTAAACCAGAAGTAAGTGATTTTTTACTACAAACAATACCTTTTAGAGCTTTTGGAGCTGATGAAGCAGGCAATATAATTTCAATCACGATCGCATAATCACGCCATTTTCATCTAAGGATGAAATATGAAAGTAAAAACAGATCATGGTACTTTTGAAGTACGTGATATAACGTTTCAGGCTCGTAGAGAGTTACATAAGCTAGAAGTCAAAGCAATCACTAAGGATGGCGAAATTAATACTGAAAAGTTTTTTGATGTATTAGACTGGGTGCTTAACTTTGGTTTTAGTGATCCAGAAAAGGACCTTGGCAAGTTAGATGATAATGCTATTGACTCAGTATTGATGTCAGTATATAATGCATACAAAGAGCCAAATCCAAAAAAGTCTTAATGCACCGCGTTGCGGTTTGGATGTCATATAAACAGCAACCAAGCCGCAATCTCCAGTTTCCATACGATGCGCAGTCTCCTACGCTAAAGAAAAAGATTACCTACACAGAAGAGGTATTATGGGAAGAGATAGCAAGGCTAGTAGATGAAAGCAAAGATGGAAAATTTACGCTTGGTGCAGCGTTATATTACTCATTAGTGTTTTGTGCTGACTCAACATATTTCTTAACGCCTAAGACTGTTTTTGCGCTTGAGGAGTATATGTCCATGAAGAGGTTTAACTTACCATTAGCAAAAACTATAGATGACGCAGATTATCATCGCTTAGTCATCTTTTCTGCTATAGATGAAGAATTTAACGCACTCCAATCAGAAGATATAAAGAAGCAAAGCAATGGCTGAAAAAAAGTTTATCATTGAGGTTCGCACAAAAGGTTTTGCGCGAGCTAATAGAAATTTTAAGCAATTAAATACAGATGGCAAAAAATATGTAGAGACTACAAAAAGAATGCGTAGATCTACTGCTGGATTAGAAGCATCTTTAGGCTCTTTAAGAAATAGATTATTAGTAAATGCATTTGCGATTGCTGCTGTTACAAAAGGTTTTCAAGTATTTTTTCGCACTGCTGTACAGTTTGAGGATGTAAAAACAAGATTAGTTGGTCTTACAGGAAGTGTAGAAAATGCTGAGTTTGCATTTCAGAAGTTTAATGCAGTAGCATCTCAAACACCATTTGATTTAGGTGATGTGGTGAATGCAGGTGCGCAGTTACAAGCCTTTGGTAGTGTAGCAACTGAAACAATACAACCTATAACTGATTTGGCTGCGTTTATGGGTACAACTGCAACAGAAGCTGCTAACGCTTTTGGTCGTGCCTATGCTGGAGGAGCAGGTGCTGCTGACATTTTACGCGAAAAAGGCGTACTTAACATTATCAAATCTTTTAAAGGAATTGAAGATTTAAGTAAGATAACATTACCAGAATTTAGAGATGCATTAATTGATGCATTAGAAGCTCCTTCCATTGGTATCGCAGGTAGCGCAGAAAGAATGTCAAAAACATTTACTGGTGCTGTAAGTAATATGTTTGATGCGTTAGGAAGATTAACTGCATCTTTAGCAGATCCATTTTTACCTACATTAACTAGCGCAGTCAATAAAGTTACTGATTTTGCAAAAGCTACAAAAAATATTATTGCGCCTAATACGATTACCAATTTTGATATGTTTGGTAAGAAAACTTCTATAGTGGAAAGAGAGTTAAGTATGATGACTGTAAAGCATCTACCTACACTTAGAGAAATGTTAAAAAAGGCTGAAGAAGAATCTACAAGGTTTCAAAAGTCTCTTGATGATCAAGCAAATGCAGCGCAAAGATCTGGAGATATTTTTTCTGGTGAATACAGATTAGCAATCGATACTGGCAGTCAAACACAAGAAAACTTTTTTAATAAATTAAAAGATGGAACATTAACAATAAAAGAGCAAACAGAAGAACAAGCAAATCTTACAGGATCTTTTTTAAAAATTACAGAAGCAGCAGAGCAACAAACCGATATTCAAGAAACAACAAATAACACCACAAACCGCGCTACTGAGCTAGTTGCACTATATACTGAAAGAATAAAGGAACTTGAGTTAGCACAAAAAAATCAAACGATTGCAACAGCAGAAGCTAATGCTGAAGAAATGCGCAGAGAAACTTTAATTAAAGCTCAAGCAGAATTACAAAAGATGCTTGCTGAAGAAGAAAAGAAAAAACAATCTGCTGCTGAATTTTTTAATGAAGATGATGAGCGCAGAAGAATAAACTTAGCTGCGCAAAAAGAATTAAATGATTTACTTACTGATTCAGAAAAAGAAAGGTTAGATATATTATCTTCATTTAATTCATTATTTACTCAAACCGATGAAGGCCAGCGCAGGAATATTGAAAGCACAATAGCTTTAATGGAAGCAAATAAACAATTAATTATTAGTCAAAACAATATCAGTGAAGCTGACTTTAAATCAGTAATTGCATCATTAAGTGATGAATTACAAAATTTAGGTGAAAAAAATATTGATTTAAATAATATTTTTACCCAAATAGCTGGATCAATTAATGTGCTTTCATCCTCAATGAAAGCATTAGGAGATGAATCAGCAACGACAGCAGAAAAGAATGCTGCATTATTAAAAACAATGGGCGGTTTAATGATGACTTTGGGCGCAGGAACTCCAATCAGTGGCGTGGGAGCAGTTTTATCTGCATTTGGTGCAGCAATAGGACATACAGGTGGATATATTAAGCAAGATGGCAGTATCCAACGCTTTGCGACTGGTGGTATGGTCCAAGGTCAAGATAATGTACCTATACTTGCGCAGGCAGGTGAGTTTATCATGCAACGCAGCGCAGTGCAAAACATTGGAGTGCAAAATCTAGCTGATATGAACAGAACTGGTAGCGCAGGTGGTGTGACTGTGAATATACAAGGCAACATGATTGGTAATGATGAATTTGTACGTGACAATTTAATTCCACAGTTAAAACAAGTCTCTGATCAAAATCTAGCGTAATGTCTCTTACCAACGCACCAACTGTATCTAATATAAATGAAAACTGGTTGTTTCAGTTTACGGCTGATAATAATAATGCAATGGAGTTTTTGAATGGTGATAATAACTATTTAGACTTTGGTGATATTTTAGCTACATACACTAGTTTTACTATTGAATTATGGATATTTTTAGATAGCACAGGACAAAAACCAATATTATCATTAGGATTTAAAGATAATCCAGAAGCAGAAGTAACAAATACTGTTTTTAATTTATCTATACCTTCAGGAGATGATCTAACTGTTTCATATGAATATGGAGATGGTGATGCAGTAAATGAACAAGATACTGATTTTAGCATGGGTACATCTACATGGACACATATTTGTGCAACTAGAAATGATGCAGATGATAAAATAAGAATGTATAAAAATGGAGTACTAGTACACACAAGCAATGCTACAGAAGATCCTACTGGTGGAACATCTTCTTCTTTAGCATTGCTAATTGGAAGAAATCAAAACTATGCTAGTCCAAGTTTTTTTAATGGTAAGATGGCTCATGTACGTATTTGGGAAGTAGCTAGAAGTGATGATGAAATAGCATTTAATTACAATCGATATGTTGATAATACAGCAACTGGTTTAGTGGCATATTGGAAATTAGATGAAGGTTTTGGAGATACTGTATTTGATAGTAGTGCAAATAGTAATAATGGCGCAGTAAAAAATAACAATAAAGTTGCAGGTCCTGGTGATGCTACAGTGTGGGCAAATGGCAGTTTTACACCATTTATACATGCATTTGGTTTATCATTTAGAGATACAGAAGTAGATAGCAACTTTTATCATGGATCAGTTGTAAATCGCAGTATATCTATAAGAGATAGCATTGATATAACTAAAGGCACAGCAAATACATCCAACATATCAATTACTAGTGCTAATTTTAGTATAAAAGGCACTGATTTTTATAAAACATTATTTAATTACGCAGAGTCAAATTTTATTAATAGAAAAGTAATTGTTTATTCGCAGTTTCATAATGAAAGCACATTAAGTGATTGTCAAAAAATATTTATTGGTAAACTAGTCGATTTAAAATTAAATCAAAATGGCAACGTAACATTTCAGGTTAATACTCAACGACCTTGGGATGGTATTTCATTTCCACAAACACAAACTACTAACGGCATCTATCAACCAGTTGTGTATGGTGACTATACAATACATGGAGATAAAGATTTAGTACGTGAACATGCAAACGCTGTTTTTCCTGTACCTTTTAAACATAAAAGCAGCACTACAGATTTTTTAATTGTTGCTCCAGTAGCTTCAACTAATATAAGACCATGTTACTATGATGCTACCGCAGATGCTTTTTTAGGAATTAAAGCAGATAATTATACTGCGGCTACAAAAGATTTAGATAGCGATTTTGATGCTAACACTAATATTGGTATAGTAAAACGCGAAATGCGTAGGCGTTTTAGAATAAATCCAGTTTCATTTAGTCAAGATGGTAGTACAACTTTTTCTACTCCTCAAAATTTATTAATGGATTCTTATGCTGCACAAGGTATGGTGCATGATTTTGTAAATACACAAGCGCAGCAAGTAAAAAACTTTTTTGCTAATTTTGCAGCCGAGCTTGGTAAAATCAATGATATTGATTTAGACATTAAAGGCACAGTAACAACACCACCACAATCTGGAAATGTGTCATTATTGTTAAGAATTAGTTATAGCGGAGCATCTGGAGATTATATAGTTGAAAATGTAGGTGGTAGTTTTACTGCAGTTCAGTTTGTGCATTCATCATTAATTAATGTAGATGCAACCACAGCAGTTTCAGATACTGATTATTCTAGTATTGGATTAGGCTCAATCACAAACAATAATATAAATACAATAAATTTAAGTAGTACAATATCAAGCAGTGGTTCTAATAGAAGTTTGACACTTACAATTACCGATTGTGTATTATATTTAGATGTGCAACATTCTTATGATGAAGATAAGGCAAATACAAATGTTAGCATTTCAAATCTATCGAATTTAAAACATCTTTATTTGCCTATAAATGGACTACCTGCATCATGGGATAGTGGCGCAATAAGTCATGGCCATGATGCACATAGAGATTTATTGCAACGCTTTGCAGGTGTATCTAGTTCTGATCCAGTTGGTTGGAGTGATTTAAATACAGATAGAGCAATAGATAATTGGAAAATACGATATTGGCAACTAGAACCAGTTAAATTAAAAGACAAGCTAGATAAGTTAGCTTATGAGTTTGGTTTTGTAGCAAAGTATACTGCTACAGAAGAATTAAAATACATTTATGTCAAAAAATCTACCGAGCTAAGTGCAACATTGAATTTAACAAAAAATGACATAAGCAATGTAAATATTGCAACTACTGGTATTAATAATGTTATTACAGAAATGAAAATATCTAATAAGTTGCATCCAGCAATATCAAATAGATATTATGACACAGTAACTGCTAAAAATACAACTTCAAGGATAAAATATAATTTAGGTGATAAAGAAGGTATTCAAACTATTAATCTTGATGCGCATGTTGGAGCAATACCTACTAGCGCAGCGGATGATTGCAACGCAGATTTTTATTCATACTATGACAATATTGTTGGTGATATAAAAATGCTTGTATCCTGTGATATAGTAAATTCAGCAAAAGGTTATCAATTAGAGACAGGAGATATAATCACATTTACAGATATGCCAGTAGAATTATTTAATACTAGCTTTAGTGATAGTATATTTTTTATGATTGTAGAATATAAACGCTCACCTGGAAAGGTAAGTATTACAGCAAGAGAGGTAGGCTAATGGCTAATCAAAACATACGTACACCAAGATTTTATACTGATTTAATTAATTATCATAGAGCTAGAGGATCAGCAATTGGTAGCGTGACAGCTACTAACGCATCAAATGGTTTTGTTGGATTACCAACTAGTAATAATGTTGGTGATTTGTTGGATTTACGACCACTAAATCAAGTTACGTTTGATACCAGCGCAGATACCGATGGACATGTATTATTTAATTTTACTTTTTCTTCGTCTAGCTACAAACAAACTTATGTCGCTATTCTTAATCATAATTTAAACAGTTGCGATGGTAGATTTAAAATATTTGCAGGTAATGCATCAAGTGACATTACAGCATTAAATGGTGCTAATGCAGAAACTAGTGACATAAATTGGAGTAGTGCAGGAGCAACTGAAATAGTAAATGCCGATACTATTGCAGCTTCAGATAGTAATAAAACAGTTACAGTAACACCTGCAAGTGATGGATCTACAATTTTAACCTTTAATGAAACGAATTTACGATACTGGGCAATACAGTTTGAAGGTGATACTGCGTGGGATTCTAGCACTGATTTTAAATTAGGTGGTGTGATGATTGGTGAGCATTTTGACATGCCACAATCACCAGATCTACAACTTACAAGACGCATTCATTATGATAAGGTAGATATTCAAGAATCATTAGGTGGTCAAAGATTTGCGAATGCAACTAGTTTTGGTCGCACAGCATCTAGTACATCAAAAAGTCCATTTTCATTAGGTACATATGGTCAAACTACGTATGGTGGTAGGATTATTTATGACATGAATTTTAGTTTTCTACAGGCAAGTGATTTATTACCCAATGAAACCACAGTGTATCAATTTGCAAATGATTCTGTTATATCTGATGCTTGGAATCTAACAGATGGACCACATAGACCATTTATTTTTAGTATTGATAAAACCAGCACTGGTTCTAATGCAGAATCAGAGCATATGTTTGCTAGATTTAATCAAGACGCACTTGATATGCAGCAAGTTGCTCCAGACGTATATAACATTAGCTTGAGTATCGCAGAAGAGTTCTAAAATAATCCTTGCCAAGTGTTGACAAAGTTTCTTAGTTTCTGTCAACACTATGAAAGAATTAAAACAACATATGAGAGAGTGTGGCTTTTCACAAAATCAATTAGCTAAACATATTGCACTCGATAAGTCCATGTTATCATTAATGATGAATGGCAAAAGAAAATTTAGACATGAACATAAAGTCCGCATTGCGCGTGTACTTGGTATTAAGATGGATTTTATTAAATGGCCTTATTAGATTTGCTCCATAAGACATGGGCAGTACCACTTTTAATAGTGTACCCACAACTACTCTCTCTCTCTTAACACTATTAGGTGCTGCCCATGAAATTTAAAATTACAATTAAAGACAGTGATGAGCGATTCAAGTTTGCACATGATTGTCGCAAAATATTCGATAAATCGAATACATACAAACCGCAGTCTAAGGAATCAGATATTGGTATTCAGGCAGAAATAACTGAAAAACAATATAAAAAAGTGATCGCCTTATTAGAAAGACGCGGATATTCATATAAACTAATTAAGGAGTAATCGATGAGTGGTTTACTTAATGCTGATTATAGCGTGCCTTCCAGTGGTGAAAGCAGTTATATGAAGTTTGTAAAAGGTGAAAATAGATTCCGAATATTAGATACACCAGTAGTTGGTTATCAATATTGGCAGGATGATAGGACACCAGTTCGTATTAAACTAGCTAACGAAGCACCTGCTGGTGAGAAGCCAAAACATTTTTGGCAAGTGCCTGTTTGGTCTGGTGGTCAAGTTAAGATACTAGATATTACGCAGGCTACTGTGCAGAAGCAGTTGCTAGAATTAGATCGTAATAGTGAGTGGGGAAACCTATCACAATACGATGTAATTGTAAATAGAAATGGCGATG